CATCTTTAGTAAAGACTTTCTTCTCATAATCAAAGTGAGGATGTGGTTCAGCAGATACTACTGGATCTTTTGTCCTGTTCTTAATAACAATAAATCTGTCAGCAGCAAATGTTCCTGCTAATTGTACCTCAATCTCATCGGTATCTTTCCAGTTGACAGTACCATCTTTCTTGGTATGAAGCATTGCTTCTTGTATCTTGTCAATTAGTTCCTTCGTTAATTTCATACTCAATTTCAATAACTTTTGATGATCTTCCAGAGTAATCTGCTCTGGTCAGTTTTTTCATATTACCGCCTAGTGACTTGGCGATGTGTTCTAGTTCTTCTAGACATTGTGCTTCAAGATCCTCGTATGGATCATAGTACCTATCAACTTTCATTGGTATCTGTTGTTCATCTCAATACGAGTTTTAATATTGTTTAGTGTAGCAGGATCTACATCACCGTCAGTGTGGAAGATCTGATCAAAACCAGACTTCTCTATAATTTTTTCTCTAATTGATTGCTGTCTTTTCTCTTTTGCAATCCTTCTTAAAAAAGCAAAGTAAACTATTTGTGTAAAATATGCAAATGGATTCTTAGATTTATTTGGATCAAAGTTATCAATATACTGAACACAGTTTTCTATACCATCTGAAACCATATCTTCTTTGTACATATAGTTTATGAAGTTTGGTCTATACGAAAGGTGCGTCGCGATTTTTAAAAAGCAGTCTCCTACATACTCTGGTATCCTTGGTTTAGGTTTGTCCTGAGATGCTGCACGCTTTATCCTTTCTTTATGATTGATAAGTGCTTCTAAAAATTTTTTGTTGTCAACGTAATGCTGACTCTTTTGTTTTCTTCTTGGCATTGAGATCGCCATTGATGACTAGATTTCCTATACCTTATAGTACCTTATTTGTTAGGAAACGTCAATAGGGGTTGACAAGAGTTACAATTATCTGTACAATTAACACTGTAAGGGTTCAAGGGATGGTTATAACTACTCTAAAGGTTTATTAAAGAGATCTTCAAACTTTTTACGGTTATCTTCAACAGTACCTAAGAATCCTTGATTAGGATTTGGGGGTAGTTCGTTTTGTTCTTTTAAGTCTGATAGACTTGTGCGTTCAAACTCTTGACGAACAAACATCTTATACATCATCGTCGCCTCGACCGACTGCGGAGCAAGTGAAATAATTTGATTATCAGGAACTATAAAAAATTCTTCATCAGAAAAATACATCCACCTCTTTAGACCAACCATCTCAGTTCTTTTTCCGTCTGCTGTATTGATTGATCCGTGATGTACTTTAGCAGGATCAACTATGAATACAACATCTGTACCATCTGTATCCTTTACAACTGTAAACTTACCAATAACCTCATCCCCATTAGTAAGTTTAGCAACTCCTAAAAATTCTTCTTCGTGTTTGACGTAATTGAGTGACATTGTTTTACTTCCTGAGATTAATTTCTGTTACTGAGTAGTCAAATTTTTCATCATTATATGTCTTAATCCTAAAAACCATATGGTTCAAAGTCATATTTCGGTTGTACTCATTACTAATATCATCAGCAAAGTCATACAGATAAGCACGTGCTTTGGAATCGTGTTTCCTAAGTGTCCTTCCTATGGATTGAAGGTTTCTGATTCTAGACTTGGATGGTGAAGCAAAGATTACATTATGTAGGTTCTTAATATTAATACCCGTACTGAATGTACCGTACGATGCAAGAATGATAGCATTGCTAGTCACCTCACATATCTCTCTCACCATTTCCCGTTCAGAAGTATCAGTTCCTCCGTGAATATAAAAGAGTTTTTTATCTCCCTTTTTACTATTTAGCATATCTCTAAGAACGTCTCCGTGTCTTTCAATGTAATTAAATAGCACAAGGGTATTACCAGATAGATCTGACGCTAGGTTTACTATGATCTTATTTCGTTTTGGGTGTGTAATTATATACTCTATCTCTTCCTGATAGTTTTCAAACTCAATATATTCGTGCTTACATACTAATACATTTATTTTTAAATCTGATAAGTATCCTTTCTTCTGTAACTCATCAGTTCTAATTACTTTTTCTACTGGACCAAACAATCCTTCTAGTTGTAATTGATGACATTGCATACCATCAAGAGTACCTGTAAGACCAATACGATACTTACAACTGTGCATTTTGGTTAGTAATTTTGTTAGAGACTTTGCTTTGTAAAGGTGTGCCTCATCCCCGATAACAACATCAAACCTATTAAAGAAATTGCGAGGTTCCTTGTAGATAGATTGCCACGTAGAAATGACAACAGGAGATTCTCTATAACGTTCTTTCCCTGCATAGATTTTGTTAACGTGTTCTCTTGCATTCCATCCATAATCTTGAAAGTCTTTGAATAATTGTTCTACTAATGATGTAGTGGGTACGATAATAAGTATATTTCTTTCGTGAAACAAGTGCCATCTAATTAAAGTATAGATGATTAACGATTTCCCAGATCCAGTTGGTGATAATAGAAGTCTTCGGTTATACTTAATGCTACAATAAAGTCCTCTAAGTTGGTATCCTCTGATCTTGAAAGGCAGATTGAGACCTCTAACAAAGGAAGCAACAGACTCAGGGGTGACAAATTCTTCCGACTCATTGGGTTCTCCATACTGTTTGTTTGACTGTACACTGTAATTATAACCTTTTCTATCTAACCATTCAACTAGGTAATCATATAACCCAACATATAATTCACCATTTCCAGGTGAATATAATCTGATCTTTCCGTCCCAGTATTTGTACCTTCTCTGCTTCTGTAAAAATTTTGCATTAGGTACTTCAAAAGTAAAATAATCTGATAGTTCTTGATGGATGTGTGGATCAGCATCAACTCGCAAGAAGACTTCATTCTTCTTTGTGATGAGGGTCATTAGAAACCTGCTTCAAAACGTCTATGTTCAAGGGCATTTTTAATGTGGTAGGTTCTGTTGTTAATTTGTTTTAACACCCCTTCCAAATAATTTATAACAGTTTCAAAGTATGCTATTTTTAATTGCTGAGTCTGTATGTCCTCGTCTGCTTCCATAAAAGTATTCAGATCATTCTTCAATACTTTTAAATCAAAAGGATTATCTTTATATACTTCCGCATCTGCTTTACCAGTATAAAAAAGATACTTGTCTCTCCTCAAGACACTAAGTTTTTTCTTATTATCTTCTAGTATTAAAGAATACTTTGACCAATAGTCTTGATACTTTGCGTGTAAAGATGGTATCTTTAACGACTCTTGATCTAATTTGTCTTCATCAAAAATACAGTCTCCTGCCCAAGACTGCTTAATCACTTCAAGTGGGTCCATATTTTATTTTAAGGTTGTTAAACGATCTCCAGATAGACTACGTATTTCATAATCTAGATAGTTAAATTCTACCACAGAATTAAAGTATTCGGTGTCAGATAAAGCAGCGTCAAACTCTAGTGTATTCAATGCTATTGGGAACATATCTCTGAATACTATATTGAATGAAGGTTGAAAATTACTATTCAATACAGTAAGAGTTCCGTCTGCAAATTCTTTATCACCTATTCCTGGTGAAAAATTATTAGGGTTTGCGTCAATCATTTCCTGTCTTTCTTTAAACTTCTCAGGAACACCAAGTCCTCTCATCCAGTTATGGATAATTAGATAGTTTTCAAGACCCTCATCTACTAAGAATCTTAATGATAATGTTTGATAGTTTAATACACCTTCAAATGGAATAGGTCTGAATGGTGTTGGTTGAGTTAGTTCACCGACTGATATAGCGGGTATGTTTGCTGATTGACAATAGTATGCAATCTTAGGATACTTCGCTAAGGTAAATCGGAAACCACCTGGACTAAGGAAATTCCTATTGCTTATTTGCGTTGGAAAAGACATTTACGATATTAGTTGTTTCCGTAATTTTATTTATACTACTCCCAGTATTCGTCTAGAACATCAAGAACGTTATTTAATATCATCTGTGCAGCAGCACGTTCTTCATCATTCCAATGAGGATACCACTGATGTCTGTGCAGACCATCTTTCATACGCATAACTTTTGCAAGCATTTGAACTTTGTTCAATCGTCCGTTCATAGAAATGTTCAACCTCCCATTATTTAACATAAAAAAAGACCCCCGAAGGGGTCTTTGTAAAGAATATAAGCGATTGCTTACATTAGGTTATCAACAAGAACTCTTCTGTAATAACGGTTAGCGTTAGCAGTAAGTGCTCCCTCTCCTTGAGTTGTACCTTCCGCGAATGGGTTTGCAACAAGACCGTATCTTGTCTTAAATCCGATTTTTGGTTGGAATGTGTCCTGACCAACTGCTCTTACCATTTGTAGAGGAACATATGGACAGTAGAATAATCCTGCATCATATGCAGAAGATCCTTTGTATCCTGCAACATAGAAGTGTCTGTCACTTACGTTTGCTGAATATGGGTCAACATAAACCTTGATTCTTCCGTTTAATGTTCCTGCAAGTGTTGAGGAGTTATCATCTGGAAGTAGGTTGCTGTTACCTTGTAGAGCAGGAGTGTAATCAAGTACACCTGCCATTGAGAGTGCTGAAGCAACGTCAGCAGAACATATGATTATGTTCCCTTTTCCGCGACGAGTTTCGTGCCCGATTGCGTTCATATCTCTCTCGATCTGGAATAGAAGTCCTTTGAACTTCTCAACAGACCATCTACCATTGGAGTCTACGTCTAAGTCGAAGATACCTGCGGTAGCAGTGTTGTTCTGAGCACCAGGTCTTGCGATCTTGTAAACAGTTCTAACAACTTCACGGTTGATTTCAGCAAGAACTTCTGTAGATAGAATGTTTGCCAATTCAGACTCAGCGTCTAAACCGTGAACTGCTTTAAGATCCTGTGCTAGTTCCAAACTGTACTCTGCCTTGAGTGCTCTGGACTTAGCAGTCACAGTAACTTTCTCAATGCTGAAGTTCATTTCAGCGAAGGCATTAGAACCAGTACCTAGAGTCTCAGACTCATCAGTTCTCATTCCTGTACCGTTTGTGTATGTACCAGAATCATTTAGTAGACCTGGGTTTGATCCTGCTTGTGCAGAACCTTGTGAACCGAATCCACTTGTCTGAGCAGCGTCAGTACCAGTGAATTGTGAATCTGCTTCGTTGAAGAATGCTTCAGTACCAGATGCACGGTTGGTTCCGTATCTAGATCTCATCGCAAAGATGAGTCCAGTTGGACCAGTCATAGGTTGTACACCCGCAATGTCATAAGCGATTAACTTAGGCATTGATCTTCTAATCAATGAGATTAGAACTGGGTCGAAACCTGCAACAGGACCAGTTGCTGTAGCAGTAGCACTAAAACCTGCTGCTGAACTTGAAGATCCAGTAGAGTTTGTAGGTGCTGCTTCAGTTAAAATTCCTGCTTCTTCGCGTAGGAATTTTTCTTGGTTTTCTAACAGGACAGCGGTAACTGCTTTTCTGTAATTGTCCTTGATACCATCAAGACCATCACAGTCAAGAACAGGGTTCCACTTTTCCTGCAACTGTTCAGAATTAAACATTTGCGTATTTCCCCTCCAGGAAAAGTATTTTTTTAAAAGTTGTTTAGGGTATTTTTATCACTTAGTCCAACGACGTAAAGCATCCACGTAACGTGACATACTTTCAGTCATATCTGTATCCACAACAGGTTGTACGTCTTCAGCAATAGTTTCTGTTGCAGGAGCAGCAGGTTTGCTAGGATAATAACTCTCCTTAAGAGTTGCTACCTTATTGCGGAATGACTCTTCATCTTCAAACTCAACACCCTCAGCAAGTTGGGATAACTTCTCCTTTTCGGTAGATGCTAAACCTTCTGCTACTTCGTTCACAATCCCATTCTTAACAAAGGCACTTACCTTTTTAGTAAGTTCAACGTTAGCTTCAATTTGCTCGTTGAGTTTTGTTTCCATATTATCTAATTCAGCAGTCATTGCATCAACAACGTCTGCTTTCTCGTCAGGAACCTCAATGTGATTCTCAACGAAAACCTTTTTAAGACCAGAAACTACACTCTCAGCGATCTCTGCTTTAAGACCATTTTCGACTTCGAGTTGGTTACTGTCTAACCATTGCTGAGTTGCGTATGTAAGATACTCATCAACTTTCTCAGCAAGTTCTGTCTTAATCTTTTCTACTTCCTCTGAAAGAGTGGAAGCGTACTCTTCGTGGATCTTACCCACTTCCTCATTCAAACGAGAAACAACTGCTGCTTCAAAAATAGTAGTTGCTTTTTCTTTGAATTCTTCGGAAAGGTCCTCACCCTCTGTGAGTGCTGCTACATCAGCGGATAAGTCAACCTCAATAAGGTTGTCGCCTTCTGCATTTTCTGCTTCAACAGACTCGTGCTTCTGAGGACTAGCATCAGAAGGTTTTGTTTTTGGAGCAGTCGCTGTTGGACCACCACCAGTCTTGAGTTTGTTTGACTCATCATCAGGTTTAGAGTTCGTTGGAGTAGGACCTCCAAGATCTTGAACTGCACCTAAAGTAGACTGATCAGATACAGCACCGTCAAATTTTGCTTCGGTGACTTCCTGCTTAGAATCTTCGGGTGTCATAACTTTTTCATTCGCGGACATTTGTGTCTCCTTGTTAACTTTAATACAGTTTTTCTAACAATTATTTATAATTATAAAGTTCCTAGGAACTGTGAAAACGCGGAAAGTTTTCTTTCTTCCAAGACTTTACTACTAGGGGCATTGTCTAACCCACGTTTAATATGTGCAATTTCTGACTCTTTTATAAGTCCGTTTGCCCATATCCACTCTTTTCCTTCCATAATACCATTGACAAAAGCATCAGGTGCGGAAGGATCAGCAACAATATCTGCTGCTGTAGCGAGCATATAGTCATCAGCGACAACTTTACACCCATTAGTTTCTTTTAATGATCCAATACCACGTGAAGAAACTCCAAGTTTCACTCCTTCATCAAGCAAGTTCTTAGCAATGTTACCCATTGGTGTTTCGAGAATACGAGCACGACCTCTGAAGTTGTTGCCTTCTTGCACTAAAGAAGTAATTAAATGAGATGCACGATCTAAATTTACGGTAGGACCTTCTGGATGACCTAACTCACCAAGAGCACGACCGCTTTTTATGAATGACTCATTATATTTAGACACTTCTCTCTCAAGAGTTGCTAACGGATACATTCTTCCGTTGCGGTTTTTGATCTCTCCTTGTAGAAAAGTACCTTCTATATAGAGTTTTTTCTTACCGTTTTTCTCTTCAGTTAAGACTTGTACGTCTTCAACCTTCTCCGTTATCAGTTTCATTAGGTGTTTCCTCTGTTTCTTCTGGTTCGTTCAGAAAGTTTTTTGCAATTTCAATTTTTTGCTGATCAATAGCAGCAGCGGTCATTGTATTCATCGCATCGTCAACCTCTGAACTGACATCTTTTGATCCAGAAAAGAGTTTGTTGACTATTTCCATAGCTCCAATGCTAGGCATAATTAATTCCTCAATTAATACTATTTAGAATTCTCCGCGTTTATAATCAGCGGGAGACACTGATTCGGGTCCTGTTGATGTAATATCTTCGGACTCTTCCTCTGGTGGAGCATCCATTGGTGCACCCTCCATAGGTTCTCCTGTCATAGGATCAAGAGCAGCGGGATCTGGTAATTTACCAGTGCTGATTTCTTTTTCCATTTGCTTATCAATCTCCTTAATCTCAGCGTCTGACTGGCGTAAGACCTTACGACGTATGTAATCAAGAGAGAAGTAACGACCCGCAAAAGGATCCATTGTAGTAACAAGATTCAATCTTTCATTCAGAATTTCTTGATCTTTTAATTCACTGAAGTAGTTATCAGCGATAAAATCATACTGAATGTGCTCAGACATATCATCCCATTCTTCAATAGAGATGATACCTTTTAAAACTAATTGTGTTTTAAGTAAATCGTGGAATAATTCTGAGAATTTTTTGCGGAGACGTGTGACAAACTTTTGGAATTTAACTTCATCACGTGTAATCTCAGCAGCACGACCCAAATTAAATGTGGAATCAGATTCTAATCTAGACTCTGGTACATTTAATGCACGATATAGTTTCTTTTGGAAGTACTTGACATCCTCAAGTTCTCCAAGATTTTGTCCACCTGGG